CTTCAACTCCCGCCGTCGCCGGTCCTCCTCGCCAATGCGTATTGGCTTTAGAATGTAAGTAATATGATGCTGTGTAGAACACCCTACATGGCGTTCGCGGGGCATGTATATGGCTGTGGCCAGTGCATGCCCTGTCGCGTTAACAGGCGGCGAATGTGGACGCATCGCATTATGCTGGAAGCCTCACAACACCCGTTCAACAGCTTCTGGACGCTCACTTATTCGGATGAGCATTTAACACACACTAAGGACGGAAGACAGACCTTAGTAAGAAAGGAATTGACAGATTTCTTGAAGCGCCTTAGACAGGACTATAGTCCACTTAAATTGAGGTACTTCAATGTCGGAGAATACGGAGACGAATCTGAGCGCCCCCACTACCATCTTGCGCTCTTTAATTACCCCGCCTGCAGTAGGGGCGTTACTCAGTTTAACAGACGCTCAAATTGCTGCAGTGTTTGCGAGCGTGTCCTTAGAATATGGAGTAAAGGAATCGTACATTCGGGGCAATTGGAGGATAATAGCGCAGCGTATATCTCAGGCTACGTTACTAAGAAGCTCACCAGTAAAGACGATCCCCGGCTCCAAGGTCGTGAAAAAGAGTTCGCAGCCATGAGCTTAAAACCTGGAATTGGCGCCGGGTTTATGGATGAAGTCGCATCTGTTCTGATGCAACACAAACTTGATACTGTAAATCCTGATGTTCCAAACGCTCTCGCTCATAGCGGCCGTCCCCGGCCGCTTGGTCGGTACCTAACAAGGAGGTTAAGAGAAAGGGTAGGATTATCACCCGATGCACCACAAGAAACGCTCCAGGCTCAATTCGATAAACTGTCGCCTATGCGCGAAGCTGCGCGCAATCTTGCGCCTCTCAAGGGTCAGACGGAAACGTTCAAGACACTTATTACCGAAGCCTTCGAGGGGCAATACCAGAGGCTACGTGCTAAACAATCCTTAACGAAAAAACGAGGGACAATATGAAACGGTCTAAGTTCAACCTATCTTATACGAAGCTCCTCACTGCTGATATGGGGGAGCTGATCCCCATTGGTCTTACAGAGGTCCTTCCAGGTGATACCGTTCAACAATCGACATCTGCTCTACTTCGCTGTTCCCCTCTTCTTGCTCCTGTTATGCATCCCGTACGCGTGCAAATACATCACTGGTTTGTCCCCAATAGAATTATATGGGAAGATTGGGAAGACTTCATTACTGGTGGCAGCGATGGTCTTAACGCATCTGTGTTTCCTACTATTACTATGCCGGGTGGCGGGGGTGCGGCTGTTGGCTCTCTTGCTGATTACCTTGGCGTTCCAACTGGTGTTAATAGTCTTGTTGTCTCGGCACTTCCATTCCGCGCATATGCAAAAATCTGGAATGAGTTCTACAGGGACCAGGATTTACAAACCGAGCTGGTGATAGATGAGACGTCGGGTGCTGACACAACGACGAATACTGCTCTCCAGAATGCGGATTGGGAGAAGGATTATTTCACTTCTTCTAGACCCTGGGAGCAAAAGGGCGCGACGATTACTATTCCACTTGGTACGACTGCACCCGTTACCGGCATCGGTGTTGAAACTGTAGGTGCTGCTAGTGCGACTGCTCGGAGCTTCTGGGAAACTGTTGCCACTAAAACTAGTGTTCCAACTCTCGATACTTCCGACGTTAACAATCACATTATACAGATGCAATCTTTGGGTGCTCCATCTGCATCCAATCGGCCGCAGATCTTCGCTGATCTCTCTGGGGCTTCTGCGATTACTATTAATGCTTTACGCGAAGCTATGGCTCTCCAGCGCTACCAGGAGGCAAGGGCGCGCTATGGTTCACGCTACGTTGAGTATTTACGCTATCTTGGTGTCCGGTCAAGTGACGCTCGTTTACAAAGGCCCGAGTATCTCGGAGGCGGCCGAGAAACTATCCAATTTTCTGAAGTGCTGCAAACCGCTGAAGGGACTAATCCAGTCGGTGAACTGCGAGGTCACGGCATCGCTGGTATGCGATCTAACCGATATCGCAAATTCTTTGAAGAACACGGATACATCATCTCTCTCATGACGGTGCGTCCTAAGACTATTTATGCTCAGGGTTTATTCCGTCATTGGAACCGCAGAACTAAGGAGGATTATTGGCAGCAAGAATTGCAACACATTGGGCAACAGGAAGTTCTTAATAAGGAAGTATATGCGCCACACGCTACCCCGGACGGCATCTTTGGCTATCAGGACCGCTACGACGAATATCGTCGTTCCGAAAGTCTTATATCAGGAGAATTCCGGGGCACAACTTTGGATTACTGGCACATGGCCCGTATCTTCGGCTCCACGCCTGCGCTTAACGCCTCTTTTGTATCCTCAGTACCGACGAAACGGATCTTTGCTGCTACGAGTGAAGACGGCCTCTATATCACCGCGAAGCATTCCATCCAGGCTCGTCGCATGGTCGCTGCAGTGGGTAAGTCGTTTATCTACTGATCCCCTTACTAAGGCTCAACTCAAGAAGGTCTATCCCGATGTCTGAAACTCTCTATGATGCTGGTCAAAATGACTTGGAGGATTATCTTAAAAATCGCCGTCCTGGCGATCCTCTTCCTGGTCTTGAGCAACCTTTCCTGTATGAACAATCAGTTCAGTCGATGCATCTCGATGCCCAGGGTCGAGAACTGCCTAACCCTGTACCTATGGCTCCACCCATAGGGTATAAGAAGTCCCTCTCTATTGCCGAGCAAATGCGCCAGATGATCAAGCAGGCTTCCTATGAGGCTGCTCATGCCGGCGCTGAGACTGAAGAAGAGGCTAACGACTTCGATGTCGCCGAGGATATGGACCCTCATTCCCCTTGGGAAAATGACTTTGAGATGGACCCTGCCTTGGAAGCTATGATCGCACTACAATCGCGGCCCCCTGCTCCTTCTCCTTCTGTCCCGGCCGCGGCTCCTACGCCTCCTCTGTCAAGTGGCCCAGCGGAGCGGCCACTTGATCAGGCACAACCAAAATAGGCTCCCGTTTGCCCTTCAGCACCGCTGAAGGGCATGCCCGCGCGGCGAGCGCTTCCTTCGACAAACAGTACACTCCTTGTTGTGTACTGTTATAGGTGACAGGATCTCCGGATGGCCCGTTCAAATAACAACTCCCGTCAACGCGATTTCTCTAACCCAAACAACCAATCGCTAGACTCTCTGTTGACATTTAAATTAAGGCCAGCTCCGGTCTTGATCCCTGTCCCCTCCCCCCCAACACGGTCCGCAGTGCTGAGTGTCGGCGACCGCCGACAATGGCAACCGGACCGTAGCACCCGGCCGCCCCACTCTCTCCGGCCGGGTGCCTCCCGCGTCATGGCTGACGCGTACAAGCGCCTCCACACGCTCAAATTTGCGGATCCCCGCTTCGTTGGAATCTGTGTTAGGCGCAAAATCCGCCGTGAAGTATTGCACGCCTTGAAGCGTACTAAGAAGGGTTCAGGAGGTGCTAAACGTCGCAACTTTTGGAGTGATATCTCATGTTAGCTGAAGCCATTTCCGCAGGTGGAAACATCATCGGCGGGATACTCGGATCAATGGATAGAAACAAGGACCGCAAGCTCCAAAAAGAGTTCGCTCAGTCCGGTATCCAGTGGAAGGTAGAAGATGCCAAGAAGGCCGGAATACACCCGCTTGCCGCTCTCGGAGCACAGACAACCTCCTATGCGCCAGTATCCGTTGGCGGACCGTCAATCGCCTCTGGACTCGCATCCGCAGGTCAAGACATCGCGAGGTCCGTCGATGCGACACGAGGTGCTGGGGCGCGCCTGGACGCGTATACGAAGACTGTTCAAGACCTCAACGTAAGGCGTATGGGCCTCGAAAATGAACTGCTGGGTAGTCAGATAGCTAAGATTAGACAGGCCGGTAATCCGCCTCCTATGCCCGGCTCGGATAGGTTTATGATAGATGGGCAAGCAAACTCCCCGCTGGTCCAGGACCAGTCGCTCCAACGCGTCGGTTCGGCGAGCGGCCAGCCAAGTACAGAACCAGGTGCCGTCGTCGATATGGGATTCGCTCGAACGCCAACGGGATGGGCACCGGTTCAAAGCAAAGACTTCCACGATCGAGCAGAAGAGGACTTGGCAGCCTCGCTCACGTGGAACATAAGGAACCGCCTTCTTCCAACGTTCGGCGGGTCGTACAATCCACCCGGTGGTGTAAGCGTTCCTAACGGCTACTATTGGGATTACAACCCGGTGAAACAGGAGTACTATTTGCGTGAGCGTAAGGGTACGCTTGGTACCGGTCGGTACCCCTACTTAACAAGGAGATAGATATGCGCTTTCGTCGTAAACGCAGGTTCGGTGCACGTCGGCCTACTCGCCGTCGCTTCAACTCCCGCCGTCGCCGGTCCTCCTCGCCAATGCGTATTGGCTTTAGAATGTAAGTAATATGATGCTGTGTAGAACACCCTACATGGCGTTCGCGGGGCATGTATATGGCTGTGGCC